CCTGATGGCCCTTGGATTCCTTGTGGCCCTGATGGCCCTTGGATTCCTTGTGGTCCTTGAATTCCTTGTTTACCATCAATACCATCTAAATTAACAACGGCAGGGGTATTAGCACTCCAATTTCCTTTTAAATGAGATATACCAGAAAAAACCAAGTTACCTGACTTTAAATTATAAGAAACAACTGTTGCTTCAAACATTGTTTCTAAAGGACTTTCTAAATTAGTAATAATTATTGAATTTCCAGGAACATATGCTAAATTTTTATCAACAAATACATTTATTTCATGATTCCCACTAGCAGGAGCTATAGAGAAATCTGTTTTTGTTTTAGTGAGATAGGATCCTGAACTTATTTGAGATGCTTTTTTAATATCTAACTTTTTTTTTTGATTTAACAAACTTAGCAATGCTTGCATTTTATTATATGGTAAAGGAACCCCGCCTGTTTGAGTTTCAATAGTATAATTAACATCATTGGTATCAAGGAATAAAATATCATCTTCACTCAAATCTTTTAAATCCGCCTGAGTATTATACTTATACACCGCAAAAGAATTCTTCATTATAATATACTATAATATTTTTTTTCTAAAATTTTTTATTTTTTTTTATTTTTACCCCAAAAATTAAACGTATAATTCTTTTTTTTAGGATTAGATTTTTTTTTAATAGTTTTATTTATTTTTATTATTTTTAATTGTCTTGATGATTTAGAACTTTTTTTATTATATTCTATTTTTTTTTCATTTTTATCTTCAGGACGATAATTTAAAAACCATTCGTCATACTCTTTAGTGCCTTTTTTATTTTTTAATTCTTTGAATTTTTCAGCCTTTTCTGCCCTTAATTCTTCAATAGAATCTTGATGTCCGTAGCACGAAATACTAAATCTCCTTAATACACCCTTTTGTTCTAATCTATTTTTTTGTTGTACTTCAAATAAAAATTTTGACATGCATAAGATTCTGTCAGAAAACTCTGTATAATAAGGTCTATTAGTGTATAAAAATGCTAAATAAAAACTTAACATAGTATCAATGGTAGCTATTCTTACGCTTTGTCCTTTATGACTAATTACATTATAACTATGACATCCTATTGGTTTGTATATAAAAACAATAGAATCATTTCCCACTTTAATTTCATAATGTTCGGGAACAATTTCACCAACCGCATTTCTTTTTAAAATTTTAACATTTTTTATATTAATATCTTTTAAACGCTCTTTAATAATTTCAGCTGTTGTTTCTGGATCATTTGACAATACATCAAAATCCGCTATTTTCGCTAATTTTTTTTGTAAATTATGAGGCATGTATTCAGAATAAAGTGAAATCGCATAACCTCCAAAGAAAATAACGCTTTGGTTAACAAGTGTATTTTGAACTGTTTCATAAATTTCATCTTCATATGTTTGATCTTCCATTTCTCGTTGAAACTCAACATCATTACAATTTATTGAAGCTAATGGATAATGCTTATTTAAAATAGTTAATCTTTTTAAAACCTTTTCCCAACGACTAGTATCTCCAGCTGGTCTACTTAATTCTAAATACATTGACATTCTTAAAAAATTTGGCGGAGCATATAAAATTCCGGCTACTCTTAGCGATTCTTTCTTTAAAGCATTATAAATTTCTTTTGGAATATTAGTTAAATCAGCAATAGGCATGTAATTTACATAAACTTTAAATGTTCCGTGATGCTGTCCTGATTTGGCTTCAACATCTGTAAAACCTTCTTTAAAATAAATATCAGACAACTCTTTGGCATCTTCCAAGGCATTTGTTGTAAAAAAATCGTAATCTGGAATTTCAACGTCCTTATCATAAAACTGGTCTTCTTTTGGTAAAATATTGTTAATCGCAGTACCACCATAACAGATAAGGTTTTTTTTCTTAATAAAATTTTCTACTATTTTTATTATTTGTTGAACTTCTTCTGAATTTACTACACGTTTACCAATTTTTTCTTCTGCTTTGTCAACTGCTATACGTAAAATCGCGAGTTCACAATCTTCAAAAGATAAATCTTTACAAATCTTTTGCTTCATATATAATATTTATATAATATTAATATAATTTTTATATAAATATTATACTTTTACAACATGATCTAGAGTTATACTTCATTATTCATAGATAGAGAATATATTATATCCTTATTAAATATACTGTTACAACCATTACATTTAAATTGTTGTTCGTTTATTTGAAAAAATCTGCCAACTAAATTAGGAGATTTATTTGTGCTTTTACATATAGGACAATTATAATTTACTCTATTTCTATCTTTAATTTTGGAGATATGTGTACCCATTTTTATTATAAAAATTAATTACTTTTAAATGCTTGTTACAATATATTACATTATAAATCTTGAACTACAATTTCTTCTTTGTTTTTATTTCGTTTATTTTTTCTTTTCTTTTTACTTTCAGTAGCACATCGTTCTTCTACAGGACAAGATTCTTCCGAAGTTTCAGCAAGTCCCACATCTTCAGCAGGACAAATTTCTTCCGAAGTTTCAGCAGGTCCAACTTCTTCTGTATGACAAATTTCTTCCGAAGTTTCAGCAGGTCCAACTTCTTCCGCAGGACAAGATTCTTCTGTAGTTTTAATATTTTCTAAAATATTAGTTTCCTCAGTAGATTTAGTTTCTTCAGTTTTAGATGGAGATTCCTCTATAAACTCTTCGGTATGTGTTGGTTCAGTAGATTTGGTTTCCTCAGTTTTAGTTGAAGATTCCTGGGTTTTTGATTTTGATTGAAATAATCCCATTTATTAATAATATATATTTCACTTTTAAGTATATATTATTTTAAATATTTAAATTTTAAAAATCAAAACTATAAAAATCAGTTGTGACATTTCGAGTAGCATAGGACAAAGCTGGATCTTGAGGAGTTGCTTCTGGAATTGTTACTGGTTTGTATCTTAAGTTCTCGGGTTTCAAACAAAACGCATAACCACAATTATCAAAAAATGAAGCATTTTGAATTAGATAATTATCAACAGTTTGATAACGCATCGCCACCATTTGGCATCCTGCGTCTCTAGATAAAACACCATTTGGGTTTTCGGGATTAGAACCATTATCTGGAAAAACAATCGTCATATTTCGTTTATTATATTCTCTCAATTCTTCTAAATCAGGATTGTTTTTAACATCATAATAACTATATGCTCGCATAAATATGGAATTGCTTGTCATATTCACATATTCCATTAAATCCTTGTTTTCCAAAAATGAGGTATTGCTTCTATCGAAAATAAGTATTACTTTATTCATAAAATTTAGCAAGGGTTCACCATTAAGATTATGCCCGGCCATCTCATAACTATACTCTTTACCTAATAAGATAGAATCATATGATTTAAAAATATTTGCCAAATTGGTATACATACTTTGGTTATTGGACATAAATCTTAAATGTATTAAAATAGGATCAGTAAAATTAGGTGCTGTGCTACCTGAAAAAGCGTAATTTTGTATTGTGGACATGACATCACTAAAACTCACAGAATTATATGTTTCTTTTATGTAATAATTATCAACCGTACTTGTTGCTACTACAGGTTGGTTATCGATTGAATATATTTCAAAATCCAAACCTCTTACGCCTTGTTTTAGAACTGCCTTTAGGTTACATATGTCAACAACATCATTTTTATACGACCCGCCTGAACAAGAATTATATGCGGTTTTAACATATATTCATTTAAATTATAACCACAATCAGGGTCACTCTCATTTATTGATCGAATATTACCGTTTAATGTACCATAAATATCATTCATGTAGGAGCATTCCTTACTAGGTAGTTTTGTTAAATACATGATGTATACAATCATCAGAATAACTAATAATAAAATAAATCCTAAAATCATATAGCTGACAAAGTCTTCTTTCATATTTTTTATACCGCTTAAAGCATTATTTAATGGATTTGATGCTGTTTCAGACATATCTTAATATATTATATTATTTTTAAAATATAAAGTATCTTTTATTTTCCATATATTTAGGATAATTTAGCTTTTATTTTAAAAGTAAGGATAAATAACTTAAATATAATATTTGTATATAATATAAAATAATGCCACGTCTTTGTGATTTTGAAACTTGTAGAAAGCAAGCTAGCTATGGAGAATTTTATGGTAAACCATTAAGATGTAAAGAACATAAAGAAGAATATAAATTAGTTAGTCAATTATGTCAATCAATTAACTGTAATTTAGCTCCAAATTTTAATTTTGAAGGTGAAACAAAAAAGAAGTTCTGTAGTAATCATAAACTTGATGGAATGATTGATATAAAACATAAAATGTGTGAATATCCAGGATGTAAAATTCATCCAAATTTTAATTTTGAAGGAGAAATAAAATATAAATTTTGTGGTGTTCATAAACTTGATGGAATGATTATTATAAAACATAAAACTTGTGAATATCAAGGATGTAAAATTACTCCAGTTTTTAACTTTGAAGGAGAAATAAAACCTAAGTTTTGTGGTAACCATAAAGAAGAAAATATGGTAAATGTATTATCTAAAAAGTGCGAACATTCTGGATGTAAAATTACTCCAGTTTTTAACTTTGAAGGAGAAATAAAACCTAAGTTTTGTGGTAACCATAAAGAGTTTGGAATGGTTAATGTAAAAGACAAAAATTGCCAATACCCAGGATGTAAAATTAGTCCAGTTTTTAACTTTGAAGGAGAAACAAAAAAAAAGTTCTGTAGTAACCATAAACTTGATGGAATGGTTAATATAAAAAATAAAACTTGTGAATACCAAGGATGTAATATTATACCAACTTTTAATTTTGAAGGAGAAATTCAAGCAAAATATTGTGATATTCATAAAATCGAAGGGATGATTGACATAAAACATAAAAAATGTAAGGCTAATTTTTGTTTAGGAACAAGAGCAAATGTTAAATATAAAGGATATTGTGCTCGTTGTTATCAAAATTTATTTCCATTAGACCCTTTATCATATCAAATTAGAAGTAAAACAAAAGAAATTGCTGTGAGAGATTATATTAATGAAAATTTTGTTGGATTTCAACATGATAAACCTTTATATAGTGGGAATTGTGATTGTACCAATAGAAGAAGAATAGACCATCGAATTTTAATAGGAAATACTCTTTTATGCGTTGAAACAGATGAAAACCAGCATAAAAGTTATGATAAAAAAGATGAAGAAATTAGGTATGATGATTTGTATATGTTACATTCAGGAAAATTTATTTTTATTAGATTTAACCCAGATAAATATATAAACTCAAAAAATAAGTCTGTTAATCCTATGATTTATATGCGTTTGCCTGTTTTAAAAGAAGAAATTGAAAAACAAATTGATAGAATTAAAAATGAAGAAAATACAGAATTATTAGAAATAATTAAATTATATTATGATGGTTATAATTGATTTAGAATTAAATAACTATATATATTAATTATATGGCTGGTGGATTAATGAACTTGGTCAGTGAAGGACAACAAAATATAATATTAAATGGCAATCCGAGCAAGACCTTTTTCAAGGCTGTTTATCAAAAATATACAAACTTTGGAAAACAATCATTTAGATTGGATTTTGAAGGAGCAAAAACTCTAAGATTAAATGAAGAATCTACGTTTACATTTAAAGTGAAACGCTATGCTGATTTGCTTATGGACTGCTATATAAGTTTAGAATTGCCAAACATATGGTCTCCAATCATGCCGCCCCAAAAAATAACAAACCCTGATGGTACCCCAGGATACACACCTTGGGCTCCTTATGAATTCAAATGGATTGATAATATTGGAGCACAAATGGTAAGCAAAATATTAATCACATGTGGGAACCAAACACTCCAACAATATTCCGGACAATATCTTTTATCTGCAGTACAGAGAGACTTTACTGGAACTAAAAAAGCATTATTCGACCAAATGAGTGGAAATGTTCCGGAGCTTAATGATCCGGCAAATGCGGGCACTCGTGTAAATGCGTATCCAAATGCTTATTATACAACTAACCCAGCAGGAGCTGAACCAAGTATTAGAGGAAGAATAATTTATATTCCATTAAATTCATGGTTTGGTTTGAAAAGTCAAATGGCTTTTCCTTTAGTGGCTCTTCAATATAATGAATTACAAATAACAGTAACATTTAGACCAATAAATCAATTATTCAGAATCCGTGACGTATTTGATTACACAAATAATTTCCCTTATATTGCTCCCAATTTTAATCAATATTACCAACAATTTTATCGATTTCTTCAACCTCCACCTGATGTTGAGTTAGGTCCAACATCATATATCGATACAAGGACAATTTGGAACTCAGATATAAATTTAAATTGTACTTATGCTTTTTTATCTAATGATGAAAATAAAATATTTGCTGCTAACGAGCAAAAGTATTTATTCAAGCAAGTTCAAGAGAGTGTTTTCTACAATGTAACAGGACCAAATAAGATTCAATTGGATTCCATTGGTTTAGTAACAAGTTGGATGTGGTATTTACAGCGCAGTGATGCTAACTTAAGAAATGAATGGTCTAATTATACAAATTGGCCTTATAACTATATTCCAAACGATTTACAATTGGCACCTACGTCGGGTAGTTATACAAATCCAAATCCGCCACCTAACACATTAGGACCAGGCTTAAATCCAGACGGAACCTTGACTGGATTAATGATTACAGGTGATTATAGTATGCAAAACATAAAACAAATATTATTAGGTCTTGGAATCCTTTTAGATGGACAATATAGAGAGAATATTCAACCCGCAGGTGTTTATAATTATATTGAAAAATATACTAGAACTGCCAGTAATGCGCCAGAAGGATTATATTGTTATAATTTTTGTTTAGATACATCACCTTATAATTTACAGCCATCAGGTGCGATAAATATGAATCGTTTCAATCAAATAGAATTTGAATTTACAACAATTACACCTCAGTTAGATCCTTTAGCCCAAGTTTTAACAATTTGTGACCCGGAGACAGGTGATATTATAGGTATAAATAAACCGACATTTAGAATTTATGATTATAATTTTAACTTGATACTCTTTGAAGAGAGAATAAATATTGTTACATTTGTTGGTGGCAATGCTGGCTTACAATATGCTACTTAAAATAATATGTAATTTTAAATATATTATAAAAAGCTTAAAAATAATTATTTAATTAATTAAATAATGATTCAGATCCGAAAATTGGTTACATCTTCAAAAGATTTTTTTCCAAAATGTGTAGATTGTAAAAATTTTATTAAACACATTGAAAATAATAAAGAATATGATGATTTGGGTAAATGTAAAAAAAATGGATATTTTCTACCGAATACGTTAGGGGTTGTAAATTTTTATGCTATTTCTTGTAGAAAAGATGAAAAATTTTGTGGGAAATCAGGTCAATATTTTGAAAGTAATAAGTGAATTTTTTAATTAATATATAGTTAGAAACGGCAACAATAAACTTGTAATCATTAGACCAAAAGCAATTGATACGGCAACGAAATCAATATCGGAAGCTATTAAAACTCTGTGTAAATCATGATGATCTAAAACTAAATAAGACACTATATTTGTGATAACTGTTCCAAATATTAACGAAAATATCAAATAAGGTGCTACTATTTTTAATAAATTACTTTTTTTTGTAACTTTTTGAATATTTCCATATACAATTCCTATTCCAAATAATATAACAGGAATTACACTTGATATTTTTTCTTCTTTGTTAAGTTCAAGTTCTGCTTCTTCTAATAATACTTCATATGATTTATGTTCTCTTATTGAATATATTTCATGAAAAATATAATAACTGTATAAAACTAAAGGAAATATGATAACATTAAATATTGATAATTTAAATAATTGATTAGGAATTATACTATAAAAATATTTATGAAACCAAACACCAAAACAAATAATTATAACATACCCTATTAGTAACATATATAAATCAAATATGGTTTCTTCTTTTTCATTTATAGTGTGTCCTTTGTTTTTTTCTTTATTTTCAAAACTTTCTTTATAAGTTATAAAATTCATTATATATTATATATACAAAATAATTATCTGAAAAACGTTTGAAGATTCGAATACTAAGCTAAAGAACGTTCTTTCCTAATTCAAAGAAAATTCCGGAACATTATTTAATAAAAATAAAATTGATTTTATATAATTCATTATTTATTATATAAAATCATAATTTATAAAAGCTCATATAATTGCAATACTTTCAAAATATTTTCAAAAGCATTTTTATAAATGAGTCATTTCAAAGTTTATTATCCTGAATGCTCACAAAACGAACAAAACAGAATTAAAAAGGAAAATGAGATTCTTGAAGAACGTGCCCTTTTATCTCGTGTTGAACGCCTTCCTTATTTCCTTCAACTACTCATTGGGGAATTTTCTCCAGTCGTAACAGAGCAAAGAGCTTTAGTTAAATACGAGTTTTTCGACAATTGGATCATTGAAAATACTGAGCGTATTATGGGTTTAATTGAAAGCTGGACGAAACCGCACGTTGGGCTCGTTTTAAACAGCATACTTCAACTAGAATATCCAGGATTCAAAGGATTTTTAAAAGGAGGAAGTCTTTACCAATACAGGGATGCAAAACATATG